TCCCGAAGACGTTATCCCTGATGGGTGGACGTATGAGTGGAAGCGACACACTACTTACGGTGCTGAAGATCCAACTTATCAAGTTGCTCTTGCTCGTTCTGGCTGGACAGCCGTCCCTGCAACACGCCACCCGGAGATGATGCCTCACAATACAGAAAGCCGAACGATCCTACGCAAGGGCATGATCCTCATGGAATGCCCCAAGGAGATCATTGATGAGCGTAAGGATGCAGAATTGCGTAAGGCAAGGATGCAGGTCCGTGCTAAAGAGCAGCAGCTTGCGGGAACACCTGATGGCACGATGACAAGAGATCATGCTCAGGCGCGTCCTCAGATTAAAAAGTCTTACGAGGCAATGCCGATTCCAAAAGAGTAAGATCACGAAAGTGGGGCGCGTCAAGCGCCCCCTTTACTTTTAGTTTGCAAATATGCGATAATGCACACAAGCCATTAAATTGGCTCGAGCTCCCCCGGCGTGGAGCATTAACTATTCCCGGTTCTATAGTCGCCCCGGTGCGCGATGACAGAGCCTCCTGTAAAAAGGAGATTCCGTTATGGCGAACACAAATGCGCCTTTCGGTTTTCGTCAATATCAGGGCAACGGCTCTGCTCCGACGTATGAGCAAGCGGCAGTCCTTATTGACTATAATGCTACGAATATCTTTTTTGGCGATCCAGTAACTTGGCAGTCAGACGGTTCTGTTGCTCAGGCGGCATCAACCGGCGCTACGCCTGCTGCTCTTGGCATTGCTGGAATCTTTGTTGGCTGTAAATATCTTTCCGTATCGCAGAAGCGCACTGTTTGGTCAAACTATTGGCCGGGCAGCGACGTTGCTTCAACGCAGACTGTTGAAGGTTATATCGTCAACGATCCAAATGCTAAGTTCGTTGCTCAGTCTGACTCGACTGGCCTCGCTCTCACAGACATTAACTCAACAATCGGCTTCGCTATCGGGTCTGGCAATACTGCAAACGGTATTTCAGGTGCTTATCTCGACACGTCGACGATTAACACGTCCAGCTATCTTCAGAACAATCCGTTCAAGGTTGTTGGCATCATCAACGCCCCTCCCGGTGTGCAGGGCACGCTGTCGAACGGACAGGCTTATGACCAAGCCATCGTCATGTTCAACAATGTTGTCACCCGCAACTTCCAAGGCGTCTAACAAGGAGTAAGGACCAATGGCTGTTAATCTTTCTGCCATTAAAGACCTCCTCCTTCCGGGACTCCGGGGGATTGAGGGCAAGTATGAGATGATCCCATCTCAATACGACAAGATCTTCACGAAGCATGATTCCAAAATGGCGCTTGAGCGCACTGCGGAAATGCGCTTCTTGGGTCTTGCTCAGTTGAAAACTGAAGGCGGTCAGACCGCGTTCGACAACTCAGCTGGTGAGCGTTACATCTACAACCAAGAGCACACAGAAATTGCTCTCGGCTATGCGATCACGCGCAAAGCAATCGACGACAACCTGTATAAATCACAGTTCATGCCGTCGAACCTTGGCCTCGTTGAATCTTTCCATCAGACGAAAGAGATCTACGGCGCTAACATTCTGAACACTGCAACGACGTATAATGCGTCAATTGGCGGCGACGGTCAGGCACTCTGCTCGACGGCGCATCCAATCGATGGTTCAACTGTTGCTAACACGCCATCAGTTCAGGTTGATCTTAACGAAGCTACGTTGCTGAATAGCATGATTGCTATCCGCACGAACTTCAAAGACCAAGCCGGCCTGAAAGTGTTTGCTCGTGGTCGTCGTCTCGTTGTTCCGCCTCAGTTGGAGCCAGTTGCAATTCGTCTTACAAAGACTGAACTGCGTCCGGGCACTGCAGACAATGACGTGAATGCGATCATGATGACTGCAGGTGGCTTGCCTGAAGGCTACATGGTTAACGACTTCTTGACGTCTTCCTATGCTTGGTTCTTGCTGACTAACATTGACGGCTTGAGCTACATGGAGCGCGTTAAGTTTGAGTCCGACATGCAGGTCGACTTCGTAACCGATAACTTGCTCGTAAAGGGTTATGAACGTTACAGTTTCGGATACTACAACTGGCGTTCAATTTACGGCAACTTCCCAACGTCGTAACGGCATCGGGGCCTCTTAATTGAGGCCCCATAACTTTGAAGGAGAGACCTAATGGGTCAGACAAACTTCACTGGGCCGATCACGTCGGGAGACCTGCAGCAGGGCCAAACCAATGGACCTAATACAGGTTTTGCCAGACTGGCTCAGTCTGTGGCACTAACGCAAAACGGCGCTACTGCTGTTTCTGCAACGATATATATACCCGCCGGTTCTCAGATCACGTCGTTCGATATCGACGTTCTGACTGCTTTTAATTCTGGCACTTCTGCTACGCTGTCCATTGGCACATCTGCTGCTGCAACGACGTATGTTGGTAGTGTGGATGTTAAAACTGCAACGGGCCGCATTGCGCCAACATACACAGCGGCACAGCTTGCCGCTATGTCAAATCAGACCGTATTGGGCGTAGCCGCACCAACTGTTGCTCCAGTTGTTGTGACTGTTACACCAGTAGGGACTGCGGCAACCGCTGGTTATGTTAATGTTATTATTAACTACATCCAGCTGACGTCATCAAACTAATAGGAGTCCATAATGGTATCTCAAACTAAAGATCCAGATACTAAGGGCTCCAAAAAGAGCCTTTACAATGCTGAAAATAGCCACGTTGCGGAAGCAATGGAAAAGGGCACCGACGTCTTCAAAAAAGGCGGTCGTGCTAAAAAGGCTGCGGGTGGTTGTGGCGTAATGTCCAAGGCTGCTAAGGGACGCAAGGGTCGCGCAAGCGGCGGCGGCGTCTTCTCCTCAGCTGCTCAAGGCAAACCACGCGGTCCGGCTTCTCATTATTGAGATTTGTCGGTGCTAAAGTCGACGAGGGTTAAAAGTGACCCTCGTCGCTCTTTTGGAGATTAGATATGGCGAAAACGCCCACTTGGCAGCGATCAGAGGGAAAGAACCCTGAAGGTGGCCTTAATGCCAAGGGCCGTGCGTCCGCCAAGGCTGAGGGTCACAACCTGAAGCCGCCGGTATCGAAAGAGCAGGCTGCAAAAAGCCCTGCTGCTGCTGATCGTAGAGATAATTTTCGGGCCCGTATGTGCGGGATGAAAAAAAGATTAACTTCTGCTAAAACGGCTCATGACCCTAATAGCAGAATAAATTTAGCTTTGAAGAAATGGGATGTTAAATGTTAGCTTGCACGCGCTGCAAGATTGAAAAGCCTGAGACGGCAAAATTCTTTCCTCTTCATAATAAGAAGAAGAATGGATTAGATAGCTGGTGCAGAGATTGCAGAAACTCTTATAGAAACGGGATCAGGCGCGGTATTTACAGGGATATGATTGGAGATAAAGACTTATCTTATTTAATTGAAACAACTCATAATTGCACAATATGCGGAGATATGTCTAACCTAGTAGTAGATCATGACCATAAAACCAATAAAATTAGAGGGATGCTGTGTAATAGGTGTAATCAAGGGTTAGGGCAGTTTAAAGACGACCCTGAATTGCTAGAATATGCTAGAATATATTTGTTGGCATCTAATGGTGATGCAGAAGCAGATTTATACATAGAAAAATATGGCGATGAATTTGTTTGTGAGGAAACATCAAATGTCTAAGCCATTTTGGGAAAAAGACGCACCTAAAGACGCAAAGCATAAAGCTTTAAACGCAAAAGGTGTTAGAATGGCAAAAGCCAAGGCTAGGGCCGCTGGTCGTCCTTATCCGAATTTAATCGATAATGTTGCGGCTGCACGGGCCCAGCACAAAAAGGAAAAGCACTAATGCGTCCTATTGTTGTTACTGCGGGTCCTCTCGTAACGGCTTCAGCCAATAACATTGCGACGAGCCAAACATTAACGTCACCTAGTTTGACGGTTACTCTTAATGGTTCACTCGTTTCTGGCGGCGTTGCCACTCTTGACAAGCCTAGACATATCTCAATCACAAGTGCCGGCAATGACAGCGGCATAACGTTCACAATTACTGGCACGACATACGCCGGTTCTGCCGCGTCTGAAGTTCTAACTGGCGGCAATGCCACTGCCGTAACGAGCGTCATTGACTACGCGACAGTAACATCAATCGTGGCCAGCAACTCTACGGCTTCAACAATAACGGTTGGCACGAGTGCCGTATCTGGCAGTGAGTGGGTAAGATTTGATGAATATTCTCCATCTAATATCTCGATTCAGTGCAATGTGACCGGAACGGTTAACTATACTGTTCAGTCAACTCTCGACGACCCAAATAGCCCGACAAATCCAGTGACTATTGCTAACGTAAATTGGGTAAGTTCATCTGATACAAATGTTGTTGGAGCAAGTGCCACAAAACAAAGTAATTTCTTGTTTGCTCCAATCTTTGCTCGAATCTTACTAAACAGCGGTAGCGGTTCTGTGACTGCTACATTCGTTCAAGATAGCAATGGACCTTACTAATGGCGCGCCTCGTTAATACAACCGGCGGTCTTAATAATGGGACAGGCCTTTCTCAGACTTCTGGTATATCTATAGGTAGCGGTCTAGCATCACAATAATAGGGTAGGAAATGGCCACCAGCGGCACATACACATTTGATCCGTCGCTTGGTGAGCTTACAGTTTATGCTTACCAGCTTATAGGCGTTAGGCCTACTGCTCTTCTTCAAGAGCACATTGATGCGTCTCGTCTCGCCACAAACCTCATGTTTACGAGGTGGAGCAATGAAGGCGTAAATCTTTGGCAGGTAACACTTACTTCTGTCCCTCTTGTTCAAGGGACGTTAAATTATTCTGTTCCATCAAATGTTGTCGTTATCCTTGATGCATACATCACGACGACAAATGGAACGACAAATACTGACAGAATAATTCTTCCAATAAGCCGAACGGAATATGCTTCTTATCCTAATAAGGCTCAACAAGGTTTTCCGACTACTTATTGGTTTGATCGCTTGCTGTCTCCCAGCATTTATCTCTGGCCCGTTCCAGATGGCGGGGAAACAACTCTGAATTATTATAGCGTTTTGCGTATTCAGGACGCAAATATGAACGGCACCGAGGCATTAGACATTCCAGCTATTTGGCTTGAGGCTATGGTGTATGGTCTGGCATTTAGGCTTGCACAGATATGGTCTCCCGACAAAGTGGCAATGTTAAAGCCAATGGCAGATGAGTCATATCAAATTGCCGCCGCACAGAACATTGAGACGGCACAACAATACATATCCCCTCAGATCACTTCTTACTTTAGGTAGGGAGAAAAATGGGATACGCCAGCCGCTCAGGTCGCGCACAGACATCCTCAAGAAACCCACGCGCCTTCGGCATATGCGACCGTTGTGGGTTCCTCTATAACCACGACAAGCTTTCTTGGCAGTATGACTGGCGTGGTGCAAGCTTAATGAACACGCGCGTCCTTGTTTGCAATAGCTGCTTGGACGTCCCCCAGCAACAGCTTCGCGCGATTGTTGTTCCGGCAGATCCTGTGCCGATTATGAATCCTCGCACGCAGGATTATTACGCGGCTGAAACTGACATACGGCAGACATCTGGTCAGAATACTGTCGATCCTACCACGGGCATACCGGTTCCGGGTGGTAATACAAGAATAACACAGAATAATGATACCCGTGTCACACAGCAAACAGGTGAGCCGCCGGGTGGACTAAATGAGTTCCCCGGAACGCTATTGAACACACCCGGCAACGGGGACCCCGGCCTTCCATATGGAAATACATCTATCCCATATACTGGGCCCCTTACGGGAGTTAACTATGTATTTTGGGACAATAGTAATGTATATCCAATGTATTGGACAAATAACCAGTCCTACCAACTTCTTTGGACAAGTCCTACAATTTCACCTTCTTGGGGCAATAATACGGGGACAAGTGTTGGTTGGGTGAACAATAATTTGTTGGTAACAGTTTGGTCTAGGTCTTAGTCTTAGAGAGGATTTGTAATGTCCGTTCCATATGCTTTTGGCACTCAAGCTGGACCTATTCCACTTTCTGAGCTTGATGCCAATTTTACTTATTTAGACAATGAGACAACTTCAATTATTAATAACCTTCCTATTAAAGTTATTAATACGATTGCTTATCTTCGTGCATTTCCAGTAAATTCTAATTTAAATATTTTAGTTAATGGATATTACACGGACGGTGATGGTGGGGGCGGTTATTTTTATCCAGTCACTACTGGTGGACCGTATACAGATAATGGTGGGACAATAATTACAACTGGATTAGGTATAACTGCTTCTAGTGCGTGGTTAAGAATTTTTGATGTTCTTAACGTAAAAATGTTTGGTGCAAAAGGTGATTATAACCCTAATACTTCTACCGGAACAGATGACTCTCCTGCCTTCAATGCTGCTCTTTCTTATTCCAATTCTATTAATGGAGGCAATGTTTTTGTCCCACCAGTTAAGTATGGATACTTACTTAATTCTCAAGTATGGATTAAGAATGGAACAGGACTTGTAGGATCTACGACTCTTCCTGTTCATAATAATTTCGCAGCATCAGTATCACAATATTATGGGGGATATTGTTTAGTCATTAATTGGGGTGCTGGGACACAGGGAATATCGGGGACGACAACCGGTAGCGCTATTAGGATGGGCGTTACAACAACATTGTCTGGGTTTACATTTGTATATCCCGGACAAGTTGATCATATCGTTGATCCTAACTATCCAACAACAAATAATCCTGTTATACCAATTGTGTTCCCTCCTACCATAAGTAATTATGATTACGATGGCCCAAGTGGTATAATAGAAAATTGTTATTTTGTTAATTCTTATATTGCTATTTATTTATGCGCCCCTCGCCTTCCTGTTAGGATAACTTCATGCTGGGGAACAATACTTAAAACTTTTTTGATTTTAAATGGAGATTATGGTGGCGATTTAATTGAAGATCTTAGTTGTTCGGGACTTAATTATTTACTTGGTTCTCCTAATGCTTCTCTTACGAATCCAAATAATTTATACGCTTGGGTGCAAAAAAATGGTATTGGCGTTTTAATGGGTCATAATGATGCTGTGACTTTTTCTGGATGCAGTATCAGTGATTGTTATGCTGCAATACAATTTGGTCAATCCCCAACATCCCCAAGTGACGCGCTTGATTTTCAATATAGTTATGGCGCATGGGTTGGCGGCTTTATTGAGGGATGCACTTTTCCTATTAATGTTCAAAGAAATGCTAATTCTGCTGTTACTATAACTACTGGATCGCCCGGCATTATAAATTGGCCAAATCACGGTCTTCAATATGGAAACGCCGTCCAATTTAGCGCTTCAACATTCCCTACAGGTATATCTCCTTCAACTTATTATTATGTAGTTTCAACAACAACTAATACATTTGAGATAGCAGCGACTTGGGGCGGCGCTCCTATTATAATTTCTACTCCCGGAACCTCTGTGGTTTGCGGTAGTTTAACAGCAGGCGGAATTAATTCTAATGGATTTAGATTTACAAACGTAGGAATCGCAACCGTTGGCCTATTTAGTGCTACCGAGGCTGTTACAGTTGTCATGAACCAACCAACAACTACATATGACCCAAATGCTGAATATAGAGGGAATCTTCTTATAGAAGAGTGCACTTTTTGGGGTGTAGGAAATTGGGACCCTAATACCGGTCCATTGACGGGATTGGTAAAAGCAACTGGGGGTGATGTTTATTTTTATGATTGTGTATTTAAATCGGGTTTTCAAAATTATTATGCAAATTCTGTGTCAGGGACACCAATTATTAATTTTTATAATTGTAATTTTTTAACAAATAACACTTCTTTAGCGCCAAGTGTTACAACTTTCGTAAACGGAGGATCTTCTGCTTCTGGGAGAATAATCCAAGTTGGTTGCACATTTGGGACCACGCCAACATATTCAATAGCTTCTGGTTCGACAACTTATGTTACTGGTTACTCTCCAATTTCGGTTGCTTCTGCGAGCGCCGTTACACTTCCAGATTATGGAGATTATACACAAACATATACAATTACAGGTAATACCAATATTAATGGCATTACTGCATTGCCATCTGGAAGGGTTGTTACTCTTGTATTTACAGCTGCGCTGCAAGTCAGCAATGTTAATAACCTGTATTTAAACTCTGCATTCGTAACGGCGGCGGATTCTTCACTTACGCTAGTCTCCAACGGCACAAACTGGTATGAAGTATCTCGAAGCGCGAACAGATAAACGGGAAAATATTAATGTCTAATGTTCAAATCCCTAATCTTCCAGTAGCAATATCCATAAGTGGATCAGAACAGCTTGAGGCTGTTCAGGAGGGAACATCTGTTCGTATTACGACATCACAAATTGCGAACCTTGCTGGCGGACAATCTTCTTCCTCCACAAATTTTGTTGCCAATATTGCAGCCTTGCGAATCCTAACTGTAACAGTTGGGGTAAATGTTATTGTTGGTGGATATTACGCAGACGGCGACGGAGGCGGTGGATTTTTTTATGGCGTGAAGGGGGCTGCTCCCGGAACTTACGTCGAAAATTATGGAACCATAATTGTCCCTACTGGAGGAGACGGCTCTAGTGCTTGGCTCCGCGTTCCGGCAGAGTCAATGACTTTAGCTCAGTTTGGAGCTAAAGGAGATGGAACTACAGATGACCATGCTGCAATTCAAGCTGCTTTGAATGCTGCTGGAAATAATATGACTGTATATTTGCAAGGGACGTCTGGAAGTATATTTTATTCTGCAAGTTCATTTACTGTTGCTATTGGCGTCACTCTTGCTGGTCTTGGTTGGCTTAATGAGTCTGGTTATAATACTGTTACGCGCATTGGTCCTGCGCTTGCACCTTTTGAGTCAACTATATTATTGGGATCTGGGGCTACAATAATTTGTGATCAGTTATCTGCCGTTAGAGATTTGCATGTTCTTCCTTACGGAATGACATTCCCACAATCAAATTCAATTGGATGGACGGGAACTGCTATTAATGCTGGGACAAATGTTACTCTTGAAAGATTGCAAATTGTAGGTTTCAACCAAGCTGTTTATATAAATAGAGTTGCCAGAGTTTTTTGTTCACGTGTTTTATTTGATTGCAATAATGGTATATATGTATATGGATCTGGCGATCCAACATATTTAGAATATTGCGAAGGTTGGCCATTTGCTGCTCAGGGCTATACTAGTCCTGTTACTACACCAGCAGAGCAATTAGCATTAATAGGACGTTCTGGCACAGCATTTGCCTATGATACTCAAAATGATGCTGGACAATCTCAATATTGTTTTTCTTTTGGTTATACGGTTGGTCATAGAGTAACAAATCTGACCGGTATGAGATTTGTTGGATGCGGCGCTGATGGAGTTCAAGATGCTGCATCTGGATATACAGGTTTGATTGTCGAAGGAACTTCAAACGATATTGTTTTTACGAATTGTGCGTTTGTTTCTCAAGCCGTTAATGTAAATATAAGTTTGCAGCCATTACAAAATGTATTTTTTATGGGAGGGACATTAGGATCGTCTGCATCTGACACTGTTAAAATATCAGGTGGAGGCATTTTTGCAACTAATGTATATTTTCAAGGAGGATTAGCAAGTGCGGTAAATGTATCCAACACGAATGCTAAAGCAACTTTTGATTCTTGTATTTTTAATAATTACACAACTGCTTTGTTGAATAATTCTGGTAACTCTCCCTACATAAATCTTAATTCAACCAATGATATTAGCTCTGGAATAAGTTGCCCAATTTATTCTGGAACTCAAGTATTTTATGACCTTACCGCACAATCTACCGTCAATTTACCAATTCAAGGGAATTATTTTAGAATAAGCGGAGCAACAGCGATAACAGCTTTTACTGGCGGGTGGCCGGGAAGAACTGTTACGTTTGGTTTTCTCGGCGGCAATACTGTTGCAAGTAGCGCAACACTTCGTTTAAATTCAACATTCTCAACTACATCAAGTGATACTTTAACATTAATATGCGATGGAGTAATATGGTATGAAGTAACCAGAAGTGTAAATGTATAAGGAGTAGGTTGACGCGGCCGTTGCAATCTCAATGTGACATGTGTTTTACGGAAACCCAAGAGGGCGAAACGGACTAGCTTCTGATTATTCTATTACACTAATATCAAACGGCACAGACTGGTATGAAGTATTTCGAAGCACAAACAGATGATTGTCTTACAACAAATAGGGTGATGTAATGCCTGTTCCTTATGTATTTGCCTCAATACCAAACGGCAACACAATTCCCCTTTCTTATCTTGACGCCAATTTTTCGTATTTAGAAACCAACCCTGTTTTTAGTGGCAATGTCACTATTGATGGGACGCTTTCTATAATTCCGTTAACTCAAGGGTCTATACTTTTTTCTGGGTCTGGCGGTATTGTATCTCAAAATAATTCTAAATTATATTGGGATAATACCAACAACCAATTAGGTATAGGCACAACTACATTAAATGCTCCTCTTACAATTCAAACAAATATTAATGCTCAAACATACAATATGATTGGCCGAGCAACGGATGGCCTTAGCTCTTTTAATTTTGTTAGCAATGACCATTCTACGGTTTATGCATCCGTTATAGGTGGTAATAGTTTTGTTATGGTTGCAACTGCTGGATCTACAAGATTAACAATAGATGGATCTGGAAATGTCGGCATAGGACAGAATCCAACAGCAAGACTTAGCGTATTATCTCCTACCAATAATGGAATATCTGTTACAGATGGCACAGTTACCACTATTATTTGGAATAGCGCCAGTATTCAGGCGGCTATTGGGACAAAGTCTAATCACTCTTTGACATTTTGGACTAATAATACTGGAAAGGCCTTGATTGATACGTCGGGTAATTTTGGTGTTGGAACAACAACGCCTAGTTATAGGCTTGATGTCTATACTAATGATGCATCAATACAAGGTGCCCGCATACAGAACGGAAGCTCTAGTTCTTATGCTTATTCGTCACTGTGGATTGATAATGATATAGGAGGAGTAAAATCTGCACTTATCAAAAATTCTACTACCAACGTAGGTAATGTTGGCGTCAGTAGTTCATTTTATATGTATTACGATGACACAGGAATATCAGGAATATTTAATAATAGCGCAACTCCAATTAAATTTTTTACTAGCGCCACGCAGAGAGTAATAATTAATGAAATTGGACGTGTTGGTATAGGGACTTCTGTATTAAATGCTCCACTATGCATCCAGACAAGCGCTGCGGCTCAAACATTAAACCTCATTGGGCGCAATTCCGACGGATTAAGTTCGGTTAACTTTCTTAATAATGCGGCTAATACTGCATATGCTGCTTTTGTAGCAGGGAGCGGCTTCTTTGAGATAGATGTTTCAGGGTCCGCACAGTGGCATATAACCCCAACTGGGATGTCCGTTGGTTCGTCTTTGGCCTCATCCCGCCTAACTGTCACAGGAGGTTTAACAGCTGCCGCTTGGACGACTGCGGGAATAAGGCTGACCCTACCAGCCGCGACATTTACCGATAGCTCGTCTTCTGGGACAGTGGCGTCTATATATGGCGACGCATTCAAGGCTGTGACCTTTGCCGCGTCTTCTGCAACGACTTACACAAATGCTTATGGAGCATTTTTTGAGACGCCTGTCGCTGGAACAAACGCAACTCTAACAAATGCGTGGGCGCTTGGTGCTACAACTTTAATAGCAACTGGCGCTGTGTCTTTTACATCTACCCTTTCGGTTACTGGTCACGTTACTCTTGAGGGTGTTACATCTACCGGGGCCACAGGAACTGGAGCTCTCGTATTCGCAACGTCACCTACTTTCGTAACGCCTTCCTTGGGGACGCCATCGTCTGGAACGCTAACGAACTGCACTGGCTTACCAGCTTCTTCCCTTACCGGGACAACATTGCCATCCGGCATTACATCCTCGTCTCTTACGTCTTTTGGGGCATCCCTCAATATTTCTACAGGTAAGTTTATTGCTGATGCTTCAGGGAACGTAACTGCGGCGCTTGGCTATTTATCTAACGGAATATTCTCTGGCACCTACACAGACGGAACTGTCATTGATTATGCAACAGGTAACGGTCGCATAAGTGTTGGATCTTCTGATACCCTTACTTTTTACACTGGCGGTATTGCTACAACACAAACTGCTCAAATTAGCACTGCCGGCGTCATTACTGCTGCAGGAGGTGTTCTATCTCCCGGATCTTCTGGTATTGGATACTCAACAGGTGCAGGAGGAACTGTTACTCAGGGAACTTCCCGAACTACGGGTGTAACCCTAAGTAAGATATCTGGTGCAATAACCATGTTCTCTGCGGCGGGTTCGGCTACTCCTGCAACATTTACCGTTACTAATACAACTGTTGCAGCCACAGACGTCATTTTATTGTCCATAAAATCTGGTGCTACTAACGTCTATAACTTAAGTGTCTCGGCTGTCGCTGCTGGAAGCTTTAACATTACATTCTATACAACAGGTGGCACAGCGACAGATGCTCCAGTAATTAACTTTGCGGTCATTAAAGCCGTGGCTGCTTAACCTAAATAGAGAACGCAATGTCAAATAACTACACTTGGTTTGTTATTTCTATGATGTGCCAGCCACAATCTGAAGGACATACAAACGTTGTCTCTTCTGTAGCGTGGCATCTTGAGGCGACAGACGGGACAATCCTTGTCCGCACATCTGGGACAACGCCAATAGAGTTTGATCCTACGTCAGACTTTATTGATTACGCCAATTTAACCCATGACGAAGTAATTGGATGGGTGACAGCGGCCTTGGGTGCGGATAATGTAGCAGAACTTAAAAATGGTCTTGATGTTCAAATTGAAAGTATTATAACTCCGCAAGTTGTCATACCGCCATTACCTTGGCAATAACGTAACCAAGTAGAAGGGGAAGACTATGGAAAACCAAAAAATCTCTATTGAATTAACCGTTGCTCAATGGAATACCGTCATGCAGGGGGTCGGTAACATGCCATACATACAAGCAGCAGACATTATTGATTCTATGAAAAGTCAGGCTAAAACCCAAATTAGTCATATTAGTTCTGAAACTGAGAATCAGCCTTCATAATATATATTAGACATAGAAGGAAGGGTCTATGGCTACCAGCTTTGAGGCAGGGAAGGACTATACGCGTTGTGTGGTCAATAAACTAAATCACGACCGAATACTCGATATTGGTGTTGGTTCTGGAACATACGCAATGATGTTCCCAAATTCCAACATAACCGGCGTTGAGATATGGGAGCCATACGTCAAAGAATATGGATTAAATAATCTATATGATACGCTT